AGTGCAACAAGACAACACCAAGATAGAAGGTGAGAATGTTAATGTTAGTCAGAAGGAAAACGACTCCAGCATTAACACATCCAAAGTAGATAGCCTAGTTCAGAATAACACTAATGTACCTATGTGGTATTTATTGTTATTGGTATTAGGATGGTTACTACCTAGCCCTCAAGAGATATGGGCAGGCTTTGTCAACTCAATAGAAAGATTAATTCATGGCAAGAAACGTAACAGCCGTAATAACAAGAGAAAACAACGCAGCTAAAGAACTTTCTTTCTACACTGTCCCAGCAAAGAACACTGCTGAGATACACATGATTTATATCTTAGCTACTGCTGGTAACGCAAACGCTGATCTTTATTGGTACGACAGTCACGCAGGAGTTGAGTACCCACTAGCTCACGCTAAAGCATTGCAAGCAACTAATGGTGAGTATTTATTATTACAAGACTTACAGATAGATTTAAAAGAAAACGACATACTGAGAGTACAAAACAGTGACGCATCAAGCACGATTACTTACATAGTTACAATGGAATTAAAGCCATCATTAGCAACACAATTTCACTCATAGGAGATAGTTATGTACGGAAATTATAAAAAACCTAAACCAGAAAAGAAAAAGAAAACTAAAAAGAAAAAGAAGTAATGGCTAAAGGTGTAAAGCATTACTTAAAGAATGGAACAGTGTGGTCAGGTGCTTATCACAAGATGCCTAACGGAAAGCTACACACTAACAAGACACATACATCCACAAGTAAACCTGTTTATCATTTTGGTGAGCTTTCTGATACTGCTAAGAAAAAAGCTAGAAAGAGAAGCTAATGAATTATTTAGAGTTAGTCAATGACGTACTAATTAGACTTAGAGAAGATGAGGTAACTGCTCCAACAGATACACCATACTCTAAGTTAATTGGTGTGTTTGTTAATGACGCTAAAAGAATTGTAGAAGATTCTTTTCAGTGGAACGTGTTGACTGAAACACTTACTGTTACTACGTCTAATGATTTGTTTAATTATGTTCTTACTGGGTCTGGTCAACGGTTCAGAGTAATGGACGTTATTCATTCTGAAGAAGATTACTTTTTAGAAGGTATTACTTCTAGCAAAATGAACAATTATTTATTAAATGGTCAATCATCAAAAAGCTCACCGATGTACTACAACTTTAATGGTGTAGACGCAAATGGTGATACACAAGTAGATCTTTTCCCTATTCCTGACGGCATTCAGAATATATTTTTTAATTTATACAAACCACAACCTACGTTAACAGATCCCTCAACAACATTACTTGTTCCGTCTGATCCCGTAGTTAAATATGCTTATGCAAAAGCTGTAGCAGAACGTGGAGAAGATGGCGGATTGTCATCGCAAGAAGCTAGTGCTCTAGCAGACGCATCATTAGCAGATCACATTGCTATGGCAGAGAGCAGACAGAACGATCAATACATTTGGACAGCAGTCTAATGGCTGGAAGAATACAGTCATCAACAATATCAGCACCAGGCTTTCTTGGTATTAACACACAAGAAAGCAGTGTTGATCTTGCGTCAGGTTACGCATTAGAAGCGTTTAATTGTGTCATAGATAAGTTTGGTCGTATTGGTGCTAGAAGAGGTTGGAGTAAAGTAAACACATCGTTAAACTCTGACTTAGCTAGTAACAGTGTTGACTTCATTTATAACCTTCCTGATCCAGATGTTACATTTGTTGGCGGTAATAACAAACTATTTACAAGAGCCAGCGGTGCTTCTACGTTAGTTACAGCAGTAAATACTACAGTAGCTAATGCAGCAGGGTCAGGTACGACAGCTTACAGTATTACAGCAAACGAATGGATGGGTGCTAGTATTGTGTTTGGTGAAGGACCAACAGCTAGTCCTCACGCTTACTTTGCACAGGCAGGTCATTTGCCTTTAGTGTATCACAAACTAGGAGCATCTCATGCACACACAGGTGCTTATGGTTTTAACTTACTTAGCGATGCTGGGTCAGTACCTACCACATATAGTTCTGCTTCTGACTTTAAGCCTAATGTAGTTATAGGTGCTTATGGTAGAACATGGTGGGCAGACATTGCTAATGATAAGCAGACAGTTTACTTTAGCTCGTTACTAGATGGCACTAATTTATCTGCAGGTGACTCAGGATTTTTATCGTTAATTGATGTGTTTCCTAACGGAGATGAGATAGTAGGACTAGCAGCACACAACGGTTTCTTAATTATATTTGGTAAAAGAAACATTGCTGTTTATGCTAACCCTATTGATGTAACTAATTTACAATTAGCTGATTTAATTGCTGACATTGGTTGCATAGCTAGAGACAGTATAGCTAACACAGGGACTGATGTGATGTTTTTGTCCCAGACTGGCGTAAGAAGTATTGCTCGTGTTATTCAGGAAAAGTCAGCACCTATTAATGATATATCATTTAATGTTAGAGATGAGTTAGTTGCGTTTGTAGAGTCAGAAACCAACAAAGAAAAAATTAAAGGTGTTTATTATCCTAAAGACGCTTTTTACTTATTAACACTTCCTACATCTAAGTATGTTTATTGCTTTGATCTACGAGCTAGATTACAGAATAATGCAGCGAGAGCTACTGTTTGGGATAGCATCGAACCTACAGCATTGCACGTTACTTATGCAGGTGATTTGTTCGTAGGACAAAAAGGATATGTTGGTAAATACTTTGGGTTCTTAGATGACACAACAAAGTACAGACTACGTTACTACACTAACTACTTTGACTTAGGTAGCCCAACAACTATGAAGTTTCTAAAGAAAGGTAACTTCGTAGTAGTAGGGGGTGTTGGTCAAGACGTAGCATTAAAGTACGGTTTTGATTACGTTAACTCATATCGATCAATAACCAAACAACTACGAACTGGTTCTGTTTATGAGTACAACATTGGTGAGTACGCTATTGCTGAATACTCTAGTGGTTTAGTGCTAGAAGAAGTTAACAGTAACTTAGGCGGTTCAGGTTCTATTATGCAATTAGGTTTTGAAGCAGATATAAACACTGCTCCACTGTCAATACAAAAGATAGATATTTACGTTAAAGCAGGTAAAACAATTTAAGGACAAGCATGAGTAATTATACAAAAGCTACTAACTTTGCAGGTAAAGACGCTTTATCGTCTGGTGATCCGCAAAAGATTATTAAAGGTTCAGAGATCGATGCAGAGTACAACGCCATTGCTTCTGCTATTTCTTCTAAAGCTGATCTAAACGGTCCTACTTTTACTGGTACACCATCAGCACCTACTGCTTCTGCAGGTACATCTAGTACACAAATAGCTTCTACTGCTTTTGTTGGTACAGCTATAACAGCAGCTACTGGTAGTCTTGGTACTATGTCTACACAAAACTCTAACGCAGTTTCAATTACTGGTGGGACAATTACAGGAACTACAATTAACTCTGTGACTGTAGGTACAAATGCTACGGGTACTCGCACTGTTTCTACAGCAAGTCCTTCAGGTGGATCAAATGGTGATATCTGGTATAAATACTAATGACTTTGTATGTTAAAAACTCAGGAAGTTTTATAGAGCCTAAAGAAGTTTTTGTTAAAGACGGAGGAGTTTGGAGGGCTATTGAAGAAACTTACGTTAACGAAAACGGAACATGGAGAAAGATTTTTCCTCTTTCTGGTTCTCAAACTTTTACATCAGGTACAACATCATTTGTAGTACCTCAAGGTATATATTCAATAACTACAACTCTTATTGTAGGTGGTGGTGGCGGTGGAGCTTCTCTTTGGTTTTGTGGTGACGGTCACTCAGGAGAGGGTGGAGGTTCTGGAGGATATAGACAGAACGTAACTATAGCAACTACGCCTGGAGAAACTTTAACTATGACTGTAGGCGCAGGAGGCTCAGGTGGTGCTTTCCCTGGTGTTTGTGCAGGTTCTAGTGTAGGTACTAGTGGAGGAACTTCTTCAATAAAAAGAGGAGTTACTGTATTAACAGACGCTACTGGTGGCACTAGAGGTGATGCATTTAACAGTAACTGGAGTTTTGGTTCAGGTGTTGGTGGCCCTGGTGGTTCTCCAAACGGTGTAGCTGGTTCCGGTTCTCCAGGATTTTATAGCAACAATCAAGATGGCCCTGGAGGAAACAACGGGACAGGTTATGGTACTGGTGGTAATGGTAGCGGTCAAGGTAGTGGTACTGCAGGAACCGCAGGAATAATACAAATAACATACGGTTAACAGGTTTAAGAAAGCGTACAGCTTAATTTAAAAAGGAAAGAAGATGGGGTTATTCTCAAGCATTAAAGACATAGCGGCAGTAGCAGCGCCTATAGTAGGAAACATGGTAGCTCCTGGAATAGGAGGTCAAATAGGAGCTGCTGTAGGTAGTGCAATCTCTGGCAGACAAGCAGAAAAACAAGCTGGAGAGACTGCTGCTCAGTACGCATCAAGAATGCAACAACTAGGCTCAAGAGGAGCATTTAAACCTGTTGCTATGAAAACCCTTTACGGACAATCTGAGTTTGAAGTAGATCCTGTCACTGGAGCAGTAACTTCTGCTGGTTACACACCTAGTCAATCTGTACAAGAACAACAAGGTAGACTTGGTGTGATGATGGGTCAAGGGTTAGGAACTGCTGAACAAGCTATACCGTTTGCTCAACAGTTTGCTACACCAGCTCAAGGTTTATTTAACTTAGGTCAAGAGTATCTATCTGAGACTCCAGAGCAAGCTAGACAAACTTATATGCAACAACAAATGGATGCTCTAAGACCTTACGATATTGAAGAAGAAGAAAGACTAGCTAGAACTGCTTTTGGTAGAGGTCAAGGTGGTCTAAGCGTAGGTGTCGGTGGTAATCCATTACTTAAACAATTACAAGAATCTCGTAACAGACGTAATCTACAATTAGCAGCAGGAGCAGAACAAGCTGCACAACAGCAAATAGGATTTGGATCACAGCAGTTAGCTAAGGCTGCCGGTCTAATGGGTACTGGTTACGATGTGATGCAGGGATCATTAGCACCATATCAGAGCTACTTAGCTAATCAAGCAAGACTAGAAGAGCTTGCACAACAACCATTAAGTATGGGAGCTAACTTAGGTGCTACAGCCATGACTGGACAACAGTACGGTGCTAACATGGCTGGTAAAGGTGTTTTAGGACAAGCACAACAAGATATAGCTTCTGCTCAGGCTAGAAATGAACGAATGCAGGGGTTGTTTGATAACACTAAGTTATTTGAAGACGCTACTGGAGCAATTAAAACAGGCATTGGTAAGATAGGTGGCTTGTTTGGTGGAATGGGTTCTATGATTCCTGGTGGAGGTTTTGGTGGAGGACAAGCAGTACCTTACTCATCAGGTATGTCAACTCCTGGGTTAATGTTTGGTCAGAAATCATATTAAGGAATAGTTATGGCAAATAGTATTTTAGATGTTTTTGGTCCTACTCCAGAGGAGTTAGAATATCAAAAAAAACAAGAACAAGAGACTCTTGCTAGACAAGATTATAGAGACAGACTTTCAAGTGCTGGAGAAGGTCTTGGTATGTACGGAGGACTTGTCAAGTCAGGAGTAAGACAAGGAGAAAAACTTAGAAACCTAAGACTATTCGGTGAGTCTCCCTCTCCTCAAATGGAAAGAGCTACTGTCATGAAGCAGATCATGGATAAGTATCAAGGACAAGATATGTCTAATCCTGAGGTGTTAGCTCAGATGTCTGGAGAGCTAGGTCAGATGGGTTATCCAAGAGAAGCTATGCAACTGATGGACCAAGCTAAATCTACAGCAGTAGGTATGCAAGAGGCTAGAAGAAAAGCAGAGCTAGACGCTCTAACACTTCAAGAAAAACAAGCTAATGTTTTAAAGTTACAGAAAGAAGCCGAAGGAGCCGGTAAAGGGGACAAACTTACTAAACCTATCTTTGAAGATTTAGAAGAAAAAGGAAATCAAGCAAACGAAACTACTGATTTATTTAATACATTTGAAGAAGATTTTGGTGGTTATGCTTTTGATGCAGTTGGAGACTGGGCTGTAATGTTAGCTAAAAAGTTTCCTACAAGTGATGAGCAAAAAAGGCTAGGTGATTGGTGGATGAGGTATCAAAACCAAGTCAACGCAGTAAGAAATAAACTGTTTGGATCTGCTTTGACTGAGCCGGAACGTAAAGAATTTTTGAAGGCTATGGTTACTCCAGGAATGGATGGAGAAACTATTAAGAGAAATTTAAGAAGGCAAGCAGAAGCTGCTAGAAAAGCCTATCAAAAATCAGTGGGTAACTACCAGAAACAAGGATATAATACAGCAGGATTTGATGAATATTTAGTAGGTAGTGAGCTTGGAGGTGGAGTAGCATCAAGTGGAGATTGGTCTATTGAGGTAATGGAGGAATAATGGCTAAATATAAAGTAACAGCACCAGATGGAAAACAATTAGTTGTTACTGGTCCTGAAGGAGCATCACAAGAAGAGGTGTTAGCTAAAGCTCAAGAGCTATATGCTGCTCAACAAGGACAGTCAACAACAACAGAGCCAGAAGCTGTTACAGAAGAATCACAAGAAGACCAAGATCCTTTAACTGCTGGAGAAGTAGCATCAGGGGCAGTAGAGAGCTTCTTACCTTCTCTTGGTAGAGAGGTGTCCGGTATCTGGGATGCTGTGACAAGCCCAATAGATACTGCTAAGACAGTACTAGATCTTGGTGCTGGTGTTTTACAGAACGTATTGCCTGAGAGTGTAGTTCAACTTATCGGAGAAGATGAAGAAAGTAGAGCATTGGCTTCTGCTGTTGGAGAATATATAGCTGATCGATATGGTGGTCTTGAGAACATAAAGAAAACAATAGCTACAGACTCAGCAGGGTTTGCTGCTGACTTAGCTGGTCTACTTAGTGGCGGTGCTACTATAGCAGGTAAGGTAGCTGTTAAGTCATCTAAACTTGCAAAGATTGCACCAGCCTTAAAGAAAGCATCAGAGAAGGCTGCATTGATTGATCCAGTAACTCTTACAGCAAAAGTAGGAGCTAAAGGAGTGACTAAGGTTGGAGGTAAAGTTGTAGCACCAGTGTTAGCTATTACATCTGGTGTGGGTAAGAAGTCTATTGAACAAGCGTATGAAGCTGGGTTTGAAGGTGGTAAGGCATTAGAAGAGTTTAGAGATAACATGAAGGGTGCAGACCCTCAGTTAATACTAGACGATGCTATGACTAACTTAGAAAAGCTAAGACAAGAAAGAAACGCAACCTATGTTTCAGGAATGAAGAACTTAGAGGCTTCTGATGTAAAGATAGGTTATAACAAGATAGACTATGCTCTTAATCAAGCAAAGAAAAAAGCAGGATCTATTGATACTAAAACATCAAGAGTTCTGAAAAGAGTAGAGTCAATGATTAATCAAGCAAAAGAAAGTGGGTTTAATTCTCCAGTTCAAATGGATGAATTAAAAAGAGCTATTAACGAAGTAAGAATGGATCAACCTGCTGGCAGTCAGAGACAAACTGTGGTGGCAGAAGTGCAGAACACCATAAGAGATGTTATTAATAAATCAGCACCTGAATATGGCAAGACTATGGAGCTATACGCAGATGCTGCTGAACAGATGAAAGAGCTAAAGCAAGTTCTAAGTGTAGGTAAGAATCCTGATACTGCATTAAGAAAGTTATTGTCTGTTATGAGAGATAACGTACAAACTAACTACGGTAAGAGAGCTACACTAGCAGAAGAACTAGGAGGATCGTCACTCTTAAACAAGATAGCAGGTCAAGAGTTGTCATCACTAACACCAAGAGGTATGACAGGTAGATTACTAGGTGGAGGTGCTGTTGGCTTTGGTGCTGTAACAGGTGGCGTAGGTGGTCTACTAACCCCAGGCGCTATTCCTGCATTAGCTGCTGCGTCTCCTAGATTAATAGGAGAGGCTGCACAACTAACAGGACAAGCAAGAAGAGCTACACAAAGAGCAGCACAAGTTGTTCCATCAGCGTCAGCAAGTTATGCGGGCATATTAGGTAGAGACATAGAAGAAGAGGAAGAAAGATAATGGCTAGTGCATTCGATGATTTGTTAAGTAATTTAGCTGACCGCCTAAAAAGTGCAGGAGTAGGTTCTAGAAGAACAGCAGCACAGAATAGATCTGAGATCGATTATATGACCCCTAGTAATAGAGCAGCCCAAGCTGGTCAAGCAACTGTGAGTGGTCCTGCTGAATTCTATGACATGAATAGAAGAACAGATTACACATACAAACCAAGAGAATACGACAGAACTATACCTATGAATAGAGGTATGTTGTCAGGCAGTGGTCTAGGTCTTGCTGCACCTGCTACTAGCTATAGCTCTGATCCTGCATCTACTACTGATAGACGATCTACTGGTAGAGGTATGTATGGTATGGGTACAACTCCTGAAGATGGCTTTAGTATGGGTTTGTTCGATGCTGCTACTTTAGCTAATCAACAGCCAACAGATAATTATGGCGTAACTACAGTTACAGATCCAGACACAGGTAAGGAATTTGTTATAGATGGTTATGGAAGAACGTTTGTTAAAAAACCAGAGAGTCAGACTACTATAGATTATAACGCTGTAGGCGGTCTTGAAGATATGTTTAAAAACATATTTGCATCGGATGGTAATCCTGTGGTTTTAGATGATGCTACTTCTCTTATGACTGGTGTAGGAGTTGCTCCTAATTTAGAAGGTAATCCACTTACTTTTATAGCTGATGGTATTGGTGGTATGTTAAGCGACATGGATGCAAGAGCAAATCCTGGTGATGTTAGAGATCAGACTGTAAGAGCTAGAAGAGCCGACAATGCTCGTGATGTTGCAGAAGAAAAGATTAGAATAGAGCAGATGATGATGCAAGGAGCAATAGCAACAGGACTAACACCAAGAGAGGCACAGAGACAAGTAAAGAGTCAACAAGGTCAAAGAAAAGTTGAAGAAGAACAACTTAAACGAAAGCAAGAAAGAGATATAGCTTTAGCTAATGCAGAAAATCTTGGTTACGATCAAGAAGAGATGGACTTAGAAATACAAAGGTTTGCAAATAAAGCACCTAAACCAGTAGAAGAAGATCAAGGAATAGCGGAGAAAATTATGGATTTATTTGTATCTCCTGTCTATGGTGCAGACGTAATAGAGAACGCTCCAACAGTACAGTATGATGATTTTGGTGGTGTTATTTCACAGTCTGATCCGGTTGCAGAAGCAAGAAGAGCTTTAGCGTTTAATCCTGATTCAGTTAGAAATGTAAGAAACAATAACCCTGGAAACATAAAAATTAATACAGCTAATGATTGGAACGGAAGTATATCCAATCCCAATGATAAAACTTTTGAATCTTTTCAAACACCTGAGTATGGAGTCCGTGCTTTAAATAAAGTAATAGATGCTAATCTTAAAGCCACTAATAATTTTGAAGAATTTGTAAATAGATATGCGTCTGAACAATCAGAGCAAGATTATTTTAAAAGAACTGGAAAGTTAAAACCTCATTTACAAAACTATGCAGAGTCATTAGCACGAAGTCAACAAACAGACACATCATCTAATTTTCCTAAAAGTTTAGATAAAAAGGCTTTAATAAGAGCGATTATAAGACATGAGGGAGGACAAGAATCATTGAGTTATTACGATGATTCTGTTTTAGATGCTGGACTTAAACTAAAATAATGGAAAACTTTATCATTAACTTCTGGGAAATTATCTCAGGGTTATTAGTAGTACTGTTTCTAGCAATAACTTGGAAGGCAGAAATAGGCGCGAGGATCTCAGTGTTAGAAGAGAAAGTACGCGCCCTGTTTGATCTGCTTAACAATAAGAAGGATTAATTTCTTTCTTTGGATAAGAAGAAATTTTATATCTTAAATTTTTTAAATATTTTTTTTTCTGTGTTTTAGAACCTACAAAAAATACATATCTATGCTTTGCTGATCTTGCGACTCTTTTGCTTTTATCACCATCATGATGTCTACTATGTTTTCCATTTAATGAAGCTATGTCCGTTCTTGGTTTAGTTGTTCCAGTAAAATAAAAATTAGTAGCTTGATAGATATATCCAGTGTGTCCTTGAGCAGTATCAGCATAGGATACAACTATTTTTGGTTTTGGTAATAGAGTTAAAGATTTAGATACAAGAACAGATGCTTCATTTTTTCTGTTATTTTTTAAAACAAGTCTGTTCAATTCAATAACTTCTTTTTTGTATTGTTCTCCTGCTATTCCTTTACATAGCCACGGAGAAGCTGGGGAACCGTATGACACGATTCCCTCAAGTTCTCCGTTAAGAAACAAACCATAAGCATAAGAAATAGATGGCATACGATGAGCATAATGTATATCAAGAATAAAAGGCTTAGTATCTTGATATGTTATTTGACTCACTTCGTATGTCATATCTCACACAC